ATCTCAACGACATCATCGAAATGGTGTGTGCCTCCAGAGTATTCTAAGGCAGCCTCCACATGATGGCGCAGTCGGTGCAGATGCTCCAGGTCCATCAGCGTTTGCCCATCGGCACAGCTTCCAGCCTCATCACTCCAATCCGCCAGTCGGCCAGCACATCCCCGGTGATCTTCATGTTGACCTGCCGACCAGCAAACCGCACAGAGGTCGGGTTGGCTGCGGTGTATGGGCCATAGGACGATTGGCTGCCTGTGGGGTAGAGCCGGGTCTTGAATGACACCACGGCCTCGCCCAATGTCTGCTCGTCTGGGATGACCTGGCGCACGCTCATGATGTTGTCACCGTTGCCGATCTGCACAGGTCCAGACTCGGCATAGACCGATGCACCGTCATAGGCAAAGCCCACCTCATGCTCGTAGATGTAGCCATCGCTGGACACCATCAGCGGGTATGTATATACACCGGCATCAACCCCAGCAAGACGCGCCATGGTGCCAATGTTCCAGTGATTCTCACGGTAGTTGAACGTGACATAGCTGTCGTTTTCGTTGCTGGATGCGCTGGGGTAGAACCACCAGATTTCGCCATACTTGCTCACATGGACCGCATACACCTTGGACGCTTGCGCCATGTTGATGTGGCCAAACACATAGTCCGACACATCGCTGGGCAGTGGCTTGACGTAACCGTCATAAATCCAAAAGCCCGACTTGCTCATCCAGATGGCCGCCGTGTCAATGGCCGCCACCGACTGAGCCGAAATCAGGCCGCAGCCGCTGCCAGCCTTCTCAAAGCCGTAGACAAATGGTGCGCCAACGTATTGCGCCGTGTGGACATCCACATCGGTGAACAGCAGATTGATGCCCTTGACTCGCTTGCCGGCAATCAGCGACCCAGGTGTGGCCAAGTCATAGTCGCCTGCCAAGTTGTCTGTTGCAGGCGTCCACAGCGTGTTGTTCTCTTGGTCGCACCACTGCACCTTGCGAGGGTTTCCGCCAGCGCCCAGGGCAAAAATAATGCGCTCCTGCGTGACCAGCACCGCCTCATTGTTGGTGGGGGCGTTGGTGATTGGCGCAGCAATCGTTGGCCCAGAAAAGCCAAGCTGCCACTCGTACAGTTTGCCATCGCCCGATGAACAGGCCACCAAGTACTCGCCCCATGTGTCCAGTGACCATGTGTTGGCTGGGATGGGCTGGCCAGTATCAGGTCGCGCCACGCCATAGGCAGCGGTGCCGTAGCTGCTGTACCCGTAACCCGTCAGCACAGTAGAACTGGAAAATCCAGTCGTGAACCCGCTTGGCGTGATGTCCTTCAAGGTGCCTGCCTCGTTCATGACGTACAGCTTGGAGTTGGTTCCTGCGGCAATCCAGCGGTTGGCCGTGTTGTCGCGCCAAGTGATGATGCCTCGGCAGGAGCCTGTCATCTGAGCCGATGACCGCTTGCGCCAGCCGTTGATGGGGCGCAGCGTGTTCTCGTACCAGCGCACCAGGTTGGCGTCATACCAGCGGCCAGCAGCTTGGTACTCTGTGCCATTGCGGTAGATGCCTGGTGGAAGTTTCAATGGAAGGTACATGGCTCAACTCGGTAGGTTCGACACGAATGTCATGGTGGCAATGGCCGATGGAATGGCAGGCCGTGTTGGGCTGGTGCCAGCAGCAAATGCCTCAAGGCTCACATCGGTGCTGGTCACGCAGCCCACGATCTCGATGTAGTCACCGGCCACCATGCTGACAAAAAAATTGAGGGATGCAATGATGTGGCTGGCATCGCCCGTAGACTTCCGGGCCGCAACGTGAAACCGGCTGTTGCTGTCAGCAATGTTGGTTCCATTCTTGCGAAACCAAACATCGAAATCTTGCCCGTCATTGCTGACGTTTTTGATCTGCAAAGAGAATTGCAAGTTCCACACCCCGTCCACCGCCACCGTCAGGCGCGAGTCGCTGGCGACTGTCACCCCGTTTGAAATGTCGGTGGTGCCGAAATACACCGGGTAAGCCGTGGTGGTGCTGGCAGCCACTTGGTCAATGCTGCTGTGAAAAGCACCATGTGGTGTGTTCAAGAACCTGCCGCCACGGGGGCCAAACAGGGAGCCGAAAGCCGATGTAATCTTGGAGAAGTAATTGTTCAGAGCGCCATAGTTTTCATTGAAATGTCGGCGCTCGTATCCCTCTGGTGGGTATCCCAGACTCGGAACAAAGGGCGCTTCGATTTGCTGTTTGACATTGGCCATGCTGCAATTATTCCACCTTATGCCATGTCAAGACCGACCTTGCGCACATCCTCAACCCTGCGGCCCCATCCCTTGCCAAATGTCGGCCAGGTTGGCAGGTCCATTAAGAAGGACAGTCGGCGCTTGGCATAGTCGTCAATCAACTGCTTTGAATCAAACGCAGCGACAGCCGCCAGCGTCTTGGGGCCGATGCCGCCATCAGGCTCGACACCGACAGTCGCTTGCAGCCACTTGGCCGCACGGCCTGGGCCGCTGTTGATGGCAGCGTCAAACACGATGTAGTCCACGCCAGATGGCAGATCATCGCCATTGATCTTGTCCCAATACTTGCGCTTGTACAGGGGCGCAACGTCAGCAGGCGTCAAGGCACGCATGACCTTCTCATCCACCGGATGGCCACAATGCTCCTCCCAGACTGCCTTGGTGCAGCCCAGGTTGGTCATTCCACCGGGGTCAGCAGGATGGTTGACGAAACCACCCTCATGCTTCAAAACGTGCTGCAAAGCCTCTGCAAAGTTCTCTCTCATTTCTGCTCCTTGTCTTGCTTGGTTGCCTTCATGTCCATGATTTTCTCAAGAGTCCTGCCACCAAAGTAGAAGGACATCACCAGCATGCCCCACTGGCCAAGCAGTTCGACATAGGACTTGTTGGTGTCGTAGTCGAATGCAGACATCATGGCAAACGTGAAATAGCCTCCCAGAATCAACAGGAGGGTCATAGGGCGGATATTCTTGGACAGCCAAGAGTCAGACCCCATGTCGGCCTTCAGGCGGTCTGTGAGGTTGTTTTGCTCGGCCTTGTAGAGTTCAGTCTCGTTGGCCATCCGCGCCAGTTCGCCGTCCTGGGCCATCTTGGCCAAGTCCATTTGCGCTTTGGCCTTGGCCTCTGGGTCAGGAATAAGTTTGTCGATCAGCTTGCCGCCGACATCAAGAAGTGCTGCGAGTGGAAACATCAATTGCCCCTTTTGGTCAACATTGCTGAAGCGATCTCCAGCATGAATTTTATTTGCTCAAGGTCTTGTGGTGGCTCGGCCCACCCCACGGTCACCTGTCCAACGAACCTGTGCGAGTCAGGTGGGACACTGACCCGGCATGTGAATGTCACACCCTTGTCCAAGTACCACAAGCCAACCTCAGACTGCGCATAACGGTACTCTGAGCAAGGAATGTCGTTGGTCATCAGCCTGATCACATCACTGTTGTTGGCTTGGTTCTGGCTGAAAAGCCCAACATCAATGTCCTCGACACTCTTGTCGCGGCCATCCTTGGTGTACGCCTTGTACAGCACCCTGCTGTTGAACAATGGGTTCACCTTGAAGACAGCCACCACCGTTGCGCCTGTCTTCTTGAACAGCATGGCGCTGGCGTCATCTGCCCGGCTGGTGTTGATCTCTGGCAGCTTCTTGGACTCCTTGTAGGCGTCACGCATGAATTCCTGGTTCTGCCACAGGAAGTAACCAGAGAATGCCACCACACCCATCAAGATGACAGCGAACAGCTTGAATGGGCTGTCCACATAGGACAGCACCTTGTCGATGATGGTGTCGGCCTTCTCGGTCATTTGCGGATGTACATCATGTAAATGTAGGCGCCGTAGATCAGCAGGGCTGCAAGGACCACCGTTGCAGCGCCAATGGCGATGTACTCGGCCAGTTGTTCGCGCTTGTTCTTGCGAATGATGGCCGCACGCTTGGCAGCCTCTTGGGCCTCACGCCTGCGCCTGGCTGCTGCTGCTTGGAATTTCACCCAATCGTCCCACATGCCAGGTCGGCCTGCGTAAACCATGGACTCGCGCAGGTGTTCTTCCTGCTGCTTGAGTTGCTCCAGCGCCATGAATTCTTCCATGTCACTGCGCTCGGCACCACCTGCTGCTTTGCTGGTGGCCTTCTCTTGAATCTTGGCCTTGTTGTCGAAATAGTCAAAGACCCGGCCACCAAGGGACGAAAGTTCTTTGCCATTGGCCAGGGCAGCTTTGATGACGTTAAAAGCTGCATTGGCAGCGGCAAGTTCGGCAAGCATTACAGATTCCTCAACAACTGGATCACGATGTAAGCACACCAAACGGTCATTGCCACCACCAGGGCTGCCGCAATAAAGGCGACAGCCCAATCTTTCATTTCAATATCCAGACAGCCGAGAAAATAGTCCCGGCCATTGACAGGAGCATGACACCGGCTGTCTTCATCAGGATGGCCTCAAGGCGCTTGAGCCTGGCATTGATCTGGTCATAGCGTAGCGCACAAATTTCTTCATGCGTTGACAGTCTCGCCTCTGTCGCGTCAATCGTAGTCATACTGCACTACCCTCTTATGGTCCTGTGGTGGTTGTCGTGGTGGTGGTGTTGGTCACCACAGTTGGAACAGCCGTATTGTCAGTAATGTCGCCACCAGAAATGCGACCGCTGTTGCCAGAGTTTGACCCACTGTTCGCTCCAATGTGTAAGAACCAGAACCGATCACACCGTTGCCGCCGATGGTTGTCACGTTGGCTGCGGGTGCCTGAATCTGCGAGGCCATGCCGACAAAGGCTTGGTTGGTGCTGACAGCCACAGCGGTGGCGTTGTCAGACTGGCGCATGCCCAATGTGGTCTGCTTGTTGATGGTGTAAATCTGGCCAACAGTTGGAAGCAGCAGGCCCGTCCACTGCAAAGCATAGTCGGCCCAATTCTTGGGGGCATTGATCTGCGATGACTGCGGGGTGTTGCCAGCGTTCAGGCTGATGACAGCCGCCACCTTGGCCGTGGTGTCGCCCATCTTGGCGATGTCGGCCAAAGCCTGATACCGGGCTGTCTGGGCCGCAGCTTGGGCTTTGTGGGCGTCAGCATAGGCTTGGTACTGGCCTGTGGCGCAGCCCGTCAAGGACAGGGCTGCAAGCAATGGTGCGATCAGTTTCATGGCTGCTCCTGTTTTGTTACACGCGAGATGCAAACGCTTCTTCAGCCCCAGCCGGGATCATATCTGGCGACACGATGGGGCAGCTTGCGCTCTCTGTTGTATGCAGGCAAACACAAACGGTGTTGGCCTCCTGCGCGACAAGTTCGTGTTCCAACTCTGCCGCAATCCAGATCAGTTCTGGCGCTTTGAACACTGTCTCTTTGCCCCTACAGCGCACCAAAACAGAACCATGCGCAACAAGCGTTGCATGGTCGAATTGATGCTTGTGCCCAATCTCAATGTCCCCCGCATTTGCAAAATGCATCATGCGGGTAAACAGCCCGTGGATATGCGCAAGTTTAATTTTGGGCTGGTTCATGCTTATATTTCTGTGACAGGTATTTCTTCACTTGGACTCACCAGAACCCAAGACAGGGTTGCTTCATCCCAAGCGTATTGTAGCCCATCGTCAGGGTATGCGACAGGCGACTGCCACTGGCACGTCTGCTCGTCGAGAAGCCATGAAGCATAGGGCTGCGGGGAAATGAACGCATCTCTCGCGCTGTCGTATGTGTAGCCCGCACCAGCATAGTTCTTACGGATGGTCGCATTGTAAGAAGTCTGCTTCCAAGCCCCGCCAAGCAAGGCATTGCACCAGTTTTCGCCGTCAGCTTCATGCTCGTTGGGGACAACGATAACGCGCAGGACGATGTTGTTTTGATCTAGTTCAGCAAAGTGTGCCATGTGCGCCCCTCCTCACTGGAACCGATAGCGAATGATGACGATGCCGGAGCCGCCAGCAGCACCAGAAGCAATAGGGGCGTAGGAGTACCCTCCACCACCGCCGCCGCCACCTCTATTAGCGCTGCCTGCGGTGGGGGCGAAGTTGTCTTCATTACTGCCACCACGACCACCGCCCCCAGCGCCTCCAGAGCCAACGCCGCCTAGATCTGCCCCGCCGCCGCCACCCCCCGCGTAGAACAGAGAGGAGCCAGAGATTGAACTAGAAAGCCCGGTGCCGCCGTTGCCCGCATTGCCAAATTGCGCAATAAAACTTCCACCAACGCCCCCAGCGCCCCCGCCACCGCCT